TAATTTGGGCTCCTGACAGAAAATTTGCAGAAGAAGTCATTGAGGAATGCGCGTCATTCCCATATGGCGATCATGATGACTTAGTCGATAGTATGACTATGGCCGTTATGCGATTCAGGCAGGGAGGTTTCCTACCCCATCCAGAAGATTATGAAGACGAAAAGTCAGAACCTAGGATTATGGAGTATTATTAATGTCGGCAGTAAAAATTATACAAGCTTATGCAAAAAAATCACTGACCAAGAACCAAGGTTCAGGGATTACAACTTTGCCAAGTCAATTTATGGCTGAATCAAAAGCTGGAGAAATTGCAGCTATATTACAACAAGCCGGAATGCCGTTACAACAATTAGATAATTTTATTAGATCAGAAGCAGATCTAGTAAAATTTTTAAATATAATTAAAAATGCAAACAAACCTAGAGTTATTCCAGGAACAAGTGCTGAAGGCAAAGCTATTACAGAAAAATTATTTGGTAAAAAAGGTGAGGTTGTAGATTTTCCACAAAAAAGAAGTTTTAAAGAAGAAATAGACGCCATGAGAAAAAGTGGCGACATTGTAGATGAAAAAGACATGGTGATTAGTGATAAGATTACAGACAGAGAGATGTTTAAGAATTCTAATTTAAACAAAGAACCTATTAGTGAAAAATTTATAGATTATACAATTCAAGACATAAATAAAAAAGAACCTCTTGAAGGTATGAAAATTGCAAATAAAATTATTAAAAGAGAAGGTGAATTTAAAGATTTAACAGAAGCACAATCAAAAAGAATATTAAAAGAAACTGATGATCATCTTACAGGTAAAGATATAGATTATGATCCAGAAGATTTTTATGCTAAAGGCGGACGTATTAGTCGTGGTGGCGGCGGTACTATGGGTGCATCTGACAGAGGTTATCAAGGTGGAGGAAGAGACTCAAAAGGTAGTGTTTCTGGTACTGCTCCTGGTGCAGCTCCAGGACCAGGTGGAGATGGACCACCACCAAGAGTAACAAATAATCCACCACCGAAATCTGTATCAGAAACTGTAGGAATAGAAACTGTAATTGAAAACGATATTAATCCTAATAAATTTAAGAATTATTTAGCTGCAAACAATAAATTTAATTTACAAAATTATTTAGACTTTCAAAACCAATTTAATCTGCTTGATACAAATAAAACATATGACGAATATATAGAAATGATGGATAACGACGAAACATTAAATGTGTTTCAAGAAGACGATATGAATAAAAAAAGCCAAGAAATTTTACAACAATTTGATTTTGAAAAACCTTATAATGAAAAACCAGGAATTTTTATAAATCCTGAAGAACGTAGATATAAAATGGCTGCAAAAACAGGCGGACGTGCAGGATTCTATACAGGTGGTATCACAGATGTAGAACCGAGTCTTGATGACATTGGCCACGGTGCAGATGCAATGAATGCAAGAACTAGATTAATGTCACCAGGTAATCAAGCAACTACTTCTACAGGATTAAATTATTTATTAGCTGAAGATAATGACAACATGAGAATTCCATTTAGTGCAGGTGGTGGCGGAAGACGTGCGTTCTTAAAATTAATGGCATCAATAGGTGGTTTAACAGCAGCAGCTAAATCTGGTATACTAGGACTTGGTGAAGGCACAACTAAAAAAGCTATTACAGAAACTGTAAAACAATCTGCAGGATCAGGAACACCTCCTCCGTACTTCTTTAAGCTAGTAGAAAAAATTAAAACAATGGGTGACGATGTAACTGTAGGTTCTTCAACAATGCCAAGACAAAAAGTTACACGATACAAAGATTATGAATTAACAGAAAATGTTGCAACAGGTAGTAAAGAAATAAAAAAAATTGGAATCGAAGACGACATGATAACTAAAAATGAATATATGACATACACAAAAGGTCAAGCTGATGAAACTACAAAAGGTAAAAAACCAGCAGATGATTATGAAGAAGTTACAGAAGTTAATTCTAGAATTTACAAAGATAACTATAATGACCCTAATTACGAGGATGGAATTGAATTAAAAGAAATTTTAGAAGAGGTTGGTGAAACTGTAACTAAAAAAGCAGACGGCGGTCGTATTGGTTTTAGAGTTGGTGGTTCAGGTAAAAAATTTATAGAAAAAATATTTGGTAAAGGCAGTCTTGATGTTATGAAATCAAGAGATCCTGAATTGCACAAAGGAATGTTAGAAGTTGTAGAGATGTTTAGAAACAGAGACAAAGAAGGTTTAAAAATGTATTTACAAAAGTTCTTGCCTCACATGGATGATGAAACGATTGAAGCGTTTATAGTAGGTGATGCTGTTGATGCTGCTGGCCAAGGAAAGTATGGTCTTGATAATATACAAGGTCAACTGATTAGACTTGGTAGTGGTAGAGATTATGCAGGTAAAATAAAAATGGTAAAAGACGCTGAGAACATGAGAGCATTAGATAAGTTAGATGTTACAGATCGTAAACCAAACGCATCAGGCGGTCTACAAACCATGTTAGGGGAATAATGGACGACATACTTAGTCAGATCATAGCCTACGCTCCAGATCGAATAGACACGGAAACAAAAGCAAGAGCCATGGTCCAAGGACCACGGAACATGAATCAAGGTGGACGTATTCCGTTTGATAATGGTGGTGATGCTTTTAAATTAAAAAAATTACAAGAAGATTATGATAACTTTGGAAAAAAAGAATTAAACAAAGCAGCAAAGACTTTAGGTTTTAAAAACTACGAGTCTATGTCGGGCGTAGAAAATTCTAATTTTAGAAGAAAAATAAAAAGAGAATTAAACGAATACGGTGAAGTATTAACTAGAAAAGAATCTGACATAAGAGGTAGAAAAAAAAGAATTAAAACTGAACAAGATATTCAAATAAAATTATTAGAAGAAACAAATAAGAAAAAATTTTTTGATCCTGAAAAATTTGCTAAAGCAAATAAAATTTCAATGAAACAGTTAAAAGATGAAGCTAGAAAATTAAGAAATAATATCTACGATAAAAGAATGTTGGTTTCAGGTAAAGAAATGAGATCTACTTTAGAATGGATACCCGATGATTTAAAACAAGCAGATAATACATTAAATAAACTATGGAAATCTAAATTAATTGCAAACGATAGAGGTAAAATAGAAAATTTATTTTATGATGCGTTTGGTAATCCAGATTCTCCAACCTTTAATCCTAAAAAACATTTAGCAATAAGAAATAATTTAACAGAATATTATCAATTAAGAGATGCCATAAAAGCAAAATATCCAAATATTAATTTAGCATTAGATCATCCTTTATCTAAATCTAGTTTAAAAAATTTGTTTAATGCATCAGCAGATCAATTAACAAGAGTTAATCCTTTAGAATTTGATCTTAACAATGGTTTTAAAGATTCATTGTCACAACAATATGAGTTATCTGTAAAAAATAAAAATGCTAATCAAAAAAAAGCTGTAGAAAAAATAGCAAAAGATTTAAAAATAAATATTGGAAAAATAAACAAAGATGCAACCAACTTTAATTATGGTGTTAAAGAATTTCAAAAATTAAACATGAAAGATGAGATATTAAAAGCTGTACAAAATCAAGCAGATCTTAGTTCTAATTTTAAAAATTACGTTAAACAAAATCCTGATTTGTTTAAAACTGCAAACATTAATACAAATACAAACATAACTAAAGTTACACAAAAACAAGTAAAACAAGTTGCATCTTTATTAGAAAAACTAGGTTGTGGTAAATCTGCTGGTGGTAGAATTATGTTTGGAGAAGGCACGTCATGTGCGATCAAAGGTAGAGAAATTATAGAAAAAGGATTAAAGAACGGATTTAAAAATAAAAATCAACAAGTATTAGCAGAAGGTATTTTAAAATCAGGTAGATTTTTAAAAGACGCTGCATCGCTTAGAGGTTTGTTTGGTCCTGCAGCTTTAGCATTTACTGTAGCAGCAGAAGCAGGGTTAGTTGGTTATGATATGTTAGCAAGCGGTAAGTCATTTAGAGAAGCGGTTGGTGACAGTGTATTTAATTATGCATTAGGTGATAAAACTAAAATAGATTCTGTGGAAGAAAGAGACAAAAGAATGGTAGCAGAAGGTATGACTTCAGAGCAGATGGGTAAAATAAAATACTTTGAATCTATGATGGATGATATGCAAACAGGTTTTAGTAATTATGATAATATAAAAAACTTAGAGAAAAAAATTGAAGAAAACACATTAAACCAACAAGTTAATCCACAACTTTTTCCAGATCAAGCTTTTCAATTAGAAACTCAACTAGCTAAAGCACAAGCCGAAAATCAAGATTATTTTAGAACCAACAGAGTAGGTGAATTAGAAAATTACTTTACACTTAAAGAAGACGGAACAACTCCTTTTGCACAAGGAGCATCAACTTTAGAAGAAGGATTAAGAAGAAATGAACTTGCACAGAAACAGTCTGTAAATAATCCTCTAGAAGGACCAATATCTGAAAAAAAAAGATCTGCAAGAATACGAGAACTTATGTTACAAAACCCAGATGTAAAAAATTATATGAATTCAATATCAAGTAACTACGGATTTATGGAAGGAGGCATAGCTAGTTTAAATGTCAAAAAATAGAAAACCAACAAACAAGAAACCAAGTTTAGCACAAAAGATGCAAGCTAACCCTGGTTTTAAATGGTGGGCAGTGCCACCTAAAAAAGGACCATTATCACAAGGGTTGAAATTACCACCAAAACAAGTTAAGAAAGTCTAGGAGAAAATATATGGCAGATATAGATAAGTCTCTCCCTAACGATAAACGACCTGAAGAAGTTGCAGAAGAGGTTAACGTTGAGGAGATTTTAGAGACAGGAAAAGGACCAATCGAAGTTACAGAAGATGAAGAAGGGGCTACAATTGATTTTGACCCTAGCGCAATGCCTGCACCTGAAGAAGGTGATTTTTTTGCAAACCTAAACGAATTACTTCCAGAAGAAGATACTGATGCCATGGGTAGTCAGTTACAACAAGACTACATGGAATATAAAACTTCTCGTAAAGAATGGGAGAGAGCATATATTACTGGTCTTGACTTATTAGGATTTAAATACACAAACAGAACAGAACCTTTCCAAGGAGCATCAGGTGCAACTCACCCTGTGCTAGCTGAAGCTGTTACACAATTCCAAGCACTAGCTTATAAAGAATTATTGCCTGCAGATGGACCCGTTAGAACAATGGTAATGGGTAAATCAGATCCACAAAAAGAAATGCAAGCACAAAGAGTTAAAAATTTTATGAACTACCAGATCATGGATCAGATGAAAGAATATGAAGCTGACTTTGATCAAATGTTATTCTACTTACCTCTCGCAGGTTCTACTTTTAAAAAAGTTTATTATGATGATTTATTGGGACGAGCAGTTTCTAAGTTTGTTCCAGCAGATGACTTAATTGTTCCGTATACGGCTACCTCATTAGACGATGCAGAATCAGTCATCCACGTTGTCAAGATGTCAGAAAATGAATTAAGAAAACAGATGGTATCTGGATTCTATTCTGACATCGAGTTGACAAAACCAACAGATGCAAACACAAATGAATTAGAAGAAAAAGAGAGAGAAGTAGAAGGACTTACAAAATCCCAAAGAGTAGAAGCCATGTATACAGTTCTAGAATGCCACGTTAATCTAGACTTGGAAGGTTTCGAAGACCTTGGCCCCGACGGAGAGCCAACGGGAATAAAATTACCTTACGTCGTAACAATCGAAGAAGGTAGTAGGAGAGTTTTGTCTATTAGACGAAACTTTGCGCCCAATGATCCAAAGAAAAATAAAATCCAATATTTTGTCCACTTCAAGTTTCTGCCAGGACTAGGATTTTATGGCTTAGGATTAATTCATATGATTGGCGGATTGAGTCGTACTGCAACTGCGGCTCTCCGTCAGTTATTAGATGCAGGGACGTTATCAAACCTACCAGCAGGATTTAAGCAAAGAGGTGTCAGAGTAAAAGATGATGCCGCAAATATACAACCAGGAGAATTTAAAGATGTTGACACTCCAGGTGGTAACCTAAAAGATGCTTTCGTATTCTTACCTTACAAAGAACCTTCAGCTACATTATTGCAGTTGATGGGAATTGTAGTTCAAGCAGGACAGAGATTCGCGTCCATTGCTGACATGCAGGTTGGGGACGGGAATCAACAGGCCGCTGTTGGTACGACCGTAGCTCTTTTAGAACGTGGTTCAAGAGTGATGTCAGCAATCCATAAAAGACTGTACGTAGGTCTTAAACAAGAATTTAAATTACTTGCCAAAATATTTGGTGAGTCTTTACCACCAGAATATCCTTATGATGTTCCGGGTGCATCAAGAAATGTTAAAGCAACAGATTTTGATGATAGAGTAGATGTGTTACCGGTAGCTGATCCTAATATATTTTCTATGAGTCAGAGAGTGTCCTTAGCACAAGAGCAGTTAAGATTAGCAACTTCTAATCCACAAATGCATAACATGTATATGGCTTACAGAGGTATGTATGAAGCAATTGGTGTAAAAGATATCGACAGAGTCTTGCCACCACCTCCACCTAATCAACCAAAAGATCCAGCATTAGAACACATAGATGCAATGGGCGGAAAATCTTTTCAAGCGTTTCCAGGACAAGATCACAGAGCACATATAACTGCTCACTTAAATTTTATGTCTAGTAATTTTGTTAGAAACAATCCTAGCATTACAGCGGCATTAGAAAAAAATATTATGGAGCATATATCATTGATGGCACAAGAACAGGTACAACTGGAGTTTCCGCAAGAAATGCAGATGTTACCACAAATGCAACAAATGGCTGTACAAAACCCACAGATACAACAACAGCTACAACAGATATCTCAGAAAATAGAAGCTAGAAAAGCATTGTTGATTGCTGATATGACTGAAGACTTTATGAAGGAAGAAAAACAAATAACATCTCAGTTCGATCATGATCCATTACTTAAATTAAAACAAAGAGAAGTAGATTTAAAAGCTATGGACACAGAACGTAAGATGAAAGAAGATGAAGCTAGAATAAATCTTGATAGAGCTAAAATGGTACAAGCAAAAGATTTAAATGATAAAAAACTTGAACAAAACGAAGATCTAGCTCAATTAAGAGCTGATACAGCCATTGAGAAATCAATGATGTCTGCAGATGTTAAACTAACATCAGACGCTATGAAAGCCCGAGACGTAAATGTCTTGAAAGGGCCTAAAAGATAGTATAATAACAATTAGGAGAAAATTATGAAGGACCCAAAAATAACTAGACCGGTTGGAGTAAACAAAGATGGTTACGCTAGTGGCGGAGTTAAAGTAGAAGAGTCTTCTCAGAACTTGCATTTAGATCCAAGATCTCAAACAAGTATCCGAGGTAGAAACTACATTGCTCAAGGTGACACTGTAACTGTTAAAGGTACGAAAACTAGAAAACCTGTAAAAGCTACTTGGTACTAACATGTGGTTTTCGGCAATTAAATTAGCCGTTTCTGCTGGAAGTAAAATTTACGCTAATAAGCAGAAGACGAAAATAGCTATGTCAGACGCACAGCTTATGCATGCATCTCGTATGGCCGAAGGTAAGGAAGCTTACCAAGGAAAACTTTTAGAAGCCCGTCAGTCAGACTGGAAGGACGAGGCCGTTTTGATAATTCTCAGTTTGCCCATAGCAATTTTGGCCTGGGCAGTCGTATCGGACGATCCGGCAGCAATGGACAAGGTAAAACTGTTCTTTGACATGTTCTCGGAGCTCCCGAAATGGTTTACAAATTTATGGATCCTTGTCGTGGCGAGTATTTATGGTATAAAGGGAACACAAATATTTAAACAACACGGAGCAAAAAAATGAGACAAAACGGAGTAAGATCAGATGTTAGATTTCCAACAGGAGCTTCTGGCATGAAAAAAGGTGGATCTGCTAAAAAGAAAAAGCAGGGCTACAAAGATAGAAAAGATGAATCTATCGCAATGAGAATCAAAAAGAAAAGAACTCCTGCACAGTTAAAAGCTAGCAGAGATGAGTCATATGGTAAGTTTGGTTCTAAAGCTAAAAAAAGCGGGAAGATAAACAGGTAGTATTATGGATACAAGTACTAAAGGAAATATACTTCATGGTAAACTTAAGT